CGAGTTCCTCCAGTTCAGCCACTCGTTGTTTCAGTAACTTGATCTCGCGGGTGCGGTCGATGTCGCCCCAACCGTCCACCAGGGCGACCGGTTTGGCAGCGACCGGCCTGGACAGGACCAGCCGCGGTCTCGCCTCCTTGAGGAACGCGATGAGTTCGTCGTGTCGGCAACCGTAGACCCACTCGTCATCAACGCCGTGAGTCATCACGCTGACGAGATGGTCACCGATGAAGATCCCGCCACCGGAGTTGCCGTTGCGGAATCGACCCACGTTGACACCGAAGACCCAACGGTCGCCGGCCAGGTTGCTGAATCGTTCGCGGTTGGAGTATCTCAACGCCAGGCGTGTCGGCCCCTTGCCTTCCGGCCACCCGCAGCCGGTGATCGGTCCCGCGGGGACACGCTGCGGCACCGTCACGAAGTGCAGCGGTTTGCCATCGATCTTGAACAGGCTCAGGTCGCGGGTCTTATCGACGTGGACCCAGCGTGCCTTGCCCTCGGTCTTGTTGTCGTACCCGGTCCATTCGACTCGTTTGCCCTGGCTGGCGCAGTGGCCGGCGGAAATTCCGTATCCGTCCGCGGTGATGATCGTGCCCGAGCAGCCATCGATCGTCACGCTGGCGCGGACCCACCCGGGATCTGCAGCCGTCAGCGGACTGACCAGGATCAGCCAGACAGCCAGGTATCGATGACCTTGAAGGCAATTGGCATCAATACGCCCAGGCACGCGGCGATGGTACGCAGTTCCGTTCGCAACTTGGTGATCTGCGTGACCAGCGAGTCGCTGCCGTTGCCGCGGTAGATCGTGTTGTCGATCGATGTCAATCGCTGCGAGTGACTTTCGAGTGTGCGCCATAGCTGCCCGTCGAATCCATCCTGGCCCAGTTCGGACTTGATCCGCTCTTCGATTTTCGTGATGCGAATCGCGAGGTCTTCCATGACGTTTCCTTTCGAGTATCTTCGTTTACTGCTCGCCCATAGTCAATAACAGGGTTTTAACGAGTGTCGGCAGATCTTCGAGTTGCAGACTTACCAGCCAGGGTTGGTTATCGGCACGGTGCAGCACGATGGCAACCCGGTCCTCTGCGGCGTCGTCAACGGCCCGGGCGACGACACGCTGCACGTTGATCCTGGAGACACGTTTGACCTCGATCGAGACTCCCGGTTGGCCGACGATGTCGTCGGACTCGTCGGATCGGCCGCAGAACTGCTGGCTCCGGTGCATTTCGACGCCGAAGATCTCTTCCCAGGCTTTCGCGGCTTCGAGTTCGCCACGCTTACCCTTGTCACGACTATTGATCATTCTCAAACTCCATGATGCAACGGCCCAGGAATTCGACGACCTGGGGGACTACTGCGTTTCCGAGTGATCTAAGTCTGTCCACCCGCTTGGGAATCCCATGAGCCACTCGACGAATTCCGGTGTCAGACTCCCAGACTCCCTGCTCGGCTTCACGACGCGACCGAGCAAGCAATTCTCGGGCACGTTCTCCACCGAGCATCCATCCTTGTGATCCCTGCTCGTCGGTGTCGGCCACATCCGCACCATATTTCGAAGATCGCTCCGGCGATTTTTCCCACCTGTTGACCCCACGGCGTTCGCTGCCCTCGGAGTGGGCCACGATCCAAACCCTATCTCGTCTGTGGCGTGCGCCAACACTGGCAGCCGGTACGCAGTGGTACTCGACACGATAGCCGAGCGAGGCCAGGTCTCGGAGAACACCTCCGAAGAGTCCCCCTCGTCGTCCCATTGCATCAGTTGCTGAGAGTAACCCCGTGACGTTTTCACCCAGTACCCAACGAGGTCGGAGTACCTCGCAAATTCTGCGAAACTCGGGCCATAGCCATCGTTCATCGTCTTCACCTTCCTGGCGTCCAGCGTTACTGACCGGCTGGCAAGGCCAACCGCCGCAGATCAAGTCTACCGCCCAGTCCTCGACCGGGTCAGGTGGAAATGTTTTCACGTCATCCCATCGCCGGGCATCCGGCCAATGTTTTGCCAGTACCTTCTGGCAGAACTCGTCCTGCTCCACCTGCCAGGCGATCTCGAAGTCGGGCGATGCCATTTGCAAACCCAACTCGAATCCTCCAATTCCTGAGAAGACGCTGCCCACTTTCACGCCTCGCCCCCCGCGATCGCCTTGTACGCCGCGGCGAACTGTTTGAACAATTGCTCGCGGTTGAATTCGTTCATTTCGCACAGTTTCTGCCAGCCGACACGTTTGGTCGCGGCCATGATCTGTTCGTCCATTGTCCTGGCGGCGTCGAGGCGGCCCATCAGGCCGTGATCGCGGATCGCGATGCGGACTCGGTCGAACGCGGCGACGACATCGACCTCGGGAACCCACTCCGACCGATCATCGGTCCATCGCTCCTGGTTGAACCAGGTCGAGGCGTGAGGGGTGTACTTGCGGTCCTCGCCCTGACGGCCCAAGGCGTACAACTCGACGGCCTCCAGCAGTTCATCAAAAGGAACACGTTTCAATGCCTTGGCGATCGCCTTGATCGCGGCACCCCGACCGACCTTGCGTGGGTAGGCATCGTAAATCCGCAGTGCCTGTTGTTCGTCGCTCATGCGCGCACCACCGACCTTCCGGGTGTGAAAACCCGTTTACGAGCGTGTCGATCACTCCGAAGTGACGGTTGGCGGTCTCGTGAATTTCACACCCACCGGGATACAGGTCGTCAGCATTGCCCGGTATTGACCGTGTCCGTTTTCCAGGGTCGTGAGTCCTGGCGGGAACACTCCATTGCTCACAAATTTTCGTTTCCTGGTCACGCCCGCAAGGGCCATGCAGCCGACCGGCCCGAGAGTTTTACGGCCGCCAATTTGACGTGACGCTGAACACGCTCTCATCCGCTGAAATTGTTTCGCGTTGCAATCCAGACAACGGCATTCCTGCCGCTGCGTGTTTTTCGTTTTAGCCCCGAGTCCTCGACCTGTCCACCCCGGACCAAATCGATCCTGCGTGGTCTCTGGGTGGAGGGGTTCATCTCCAGAGAGATCTGGATTTCCTCGTCGGTGCAGCCGAACATGCCGCAGCCGATGATCCGATCCAGTACACGCTCCTTGAGAGTCGCACTGGGTTTCGAGATTTCCTTCGCGGCCGCCCGTGAGGTCACCGAGTGGCCCTGGCATGGTGGCCGGGTCATCCCGTCGAGATCGAATTGAATCGTGGTCTGGATCAAAACGGCACCTCCTCGTCCCCGGGAGCAGTCGCCTGTGCCGGTGCCGGTGCCGGTGCCGGTGTCACGGCAGGGGTCGGGCCTCGCAATCGATCCAGCCGCGTGGGGATCCCGCTGTCATTGTTGATCGACGCCTCGCGAGGGAGTTGCACGTCGAAATTGTCGTAGATCTTGTCCGGGTTCGACGTGCCGGCAGAATGCGTGTTGATCACTTCGATTTCCATTCCGACCAACGAGCGATGATTGGGGAACTCGGGATCGAGACTTGCCCAACTCACGCCATCCCAGGCCAGCGCGTGCATCATCTTTTTGCGGCTGAAGGCGATCGCCTTGTCGGTTGTCAGCCAGAACTTCACCGTCCTCGGGAACGGGTTGTTGATGAATTCCTCGGTCGTGGCCGAACTGTCGGTGTAGTGGGCCGTCGGCCTCACGACGATCCCGAAGAATTCCTTGCCGTTGGTCGTGCGATCGTATCCCTGGGACTCGATGGTCGCGCGGTACTTGCCTTGTGGGTACTCAGGCATTTGTTCGTGCCTCCCTGATTGCGTTTTTCAAATTGTTCCAGGCCTCTTGTCCGCTGTTTCCCATGTCAATCGTCTCGGGCAGATTCAGGCGGTTCTTCGCGTCGTAGCCGGGCATGTGTTCAGTGTGCAGCACGCGGCTCTTGCCACCCTTGCCCTTGCCGTCCTCGACCTCGGTGTACCAGGTGGCGAAAAGGACCGCGTCAGATCGCTGGATCAAAAACGCAGCATTCTTCTTGTGGAGGCAGGGAATGTATCGGTCGAAGTCCTCCCCCGTGGGATTCTTGAAGGGCGCGACCTTCGTGTGCCCGAGCAGGATGATCGACATTCCTTTTTCTTCGCGGAGTGCGTCGAGTTTGTCGAGGAAGTAACCGTCCCAGTACTCGTTCGCGGCAATATCAAATCCGCGATGGTATGCCATGAACTGTTCCCAACTGCCGTTGTAGACGACGTTCGTCACCTCCTCGTGGCACAGGGACTCGGCACACGTTGCCGTATCGATGGCGATCGCCTTGTACGGATGATCCTCCGTCCGCAACGCCTCCAGGTTGGTCATCAGGTCCAGCCAGGTGTTGGCCCGTGGCAGGATCGGAAGATCCTTCGGGATGGCCCCTGATTGTTTGAGCAGTGACCAGGAGTCTTCGCGACCGAATGGCTGGCAGACGATGTTTTCGATCCAGCCGGCAAGGGTTGTCTTGCCGATTCCCGGCGGCCCCATGATGAAGATCATGCTGGGCCGACTATTGATTTCAGTCGTAATTCTCGACAGTGGACTCGCATGGTTCATCTCGATACCCTCCCGTTCTTGACCAACTCATCGCGGAGGATTTCCACGTCGTCGGGAGCCTCGATGCCGAGTTTGGCCTTCCCGTTGGCCGCACGCACGACCAGGATCTCGATCACCTTGCCGTCCTCCGTCCGCAGAACGATCCTCTCGCCTTCTCGTCTTCCCAGGACCAGCATTTCACAGCCTCCTTCTCCAACTCGTTTTAGCCCGAGTCGTCTCCGACAGTTTATGCCCCGTCCTGGGGCACTCGGGCGTTTCCGTCCTCTGCGTCATCGATTCCGGTCAGCGCGCGGAACTTTTTCATCCACGAACCGTAGCGTCGTGGCATGGCGGCGATCCCGAGTTTCTCGGCCTGGGGCCAGGTCAGCGAACCCTTGCGAACCTGGGTAGCCGCTGACTGGTAACAGGCGTGGCACAGTCCGCGGCGGATCGATCGTTGATCGCACGTCAGACACTTCTTGCCGCGATCGCTGCTCATCGTCACCTCCCGTGTTTCGATGGAGACAACATTAGCAGCACTGCCGTAAAAAACCAACCATAATCGAATTGGTTTTTGTGTATGTGTCTGTCTAGACCCGTGCAAGGATCCGCTGGACGGTCGCGGGGTGCCACCTGCTCCCACGGGGCGGGTGTCCCTCGGTCGTCAGCGTCCTGCAGATTGACCGATAGGACTCGCCGGCCTCGCGTAATTCTCGCATTCGCTCGATCGCGTGCTGTTCGGCCTGGACGATTTTCATGCCGCTGGGATTGCCGTTCTCGTTCAGGTCGGAATCGGGATCGCTCCTCCAACCGTAAGGAGTTTCGGCCGACTGCCTTCGCCCGCCACGCTGGTTACGCAACATTCCCGCCCGCGTTCGAGAGTTGCGGATCGACCGATCCAGTTCGGCAACCGCGTGCAGGAT